TCATATATATGATTGATCCAGAACCGCCTGCGCCAGCCATTGTTCTGACTTCCGAGTCGTTTAATGAGATTGTTGCTGTTCCGCTTCTATGTAAAACAATGTTTACATCGTAAAGACCAAACGCACCTGATGCTACAATAGGCATGTTATTTCACCTGCTTTAATATGAGTGTAGTACTATACACTAGACTAATTTTTTTGACAACCATACGATTCACCTTATCTTGTCTCTAAATTTGGATTTTCCCTCAGATAGTCTTCTGAAGTTTTATCTCCAAGTTTTACAATCTGATCTATTTCCAATCCTAATTTAGAAGCAACGTATTCTAAAACAATATCATCATTTGTTGTCCACTGTTTGTATGTTTCTGAATCTAAATTCATATTGTCGCTAGAAAAATTACTTCCATCAGAACATATCACTCTATATCCCAAAGAAGGTCTTTGTGTTCCCAGCGAATAGTTTACAACAGATACCTCTAACTTATCTAAAGTCTTATTCAATAAGTTTACCGGTTTCAATTTTGCGTACAGCATTAATTACTCCATTTGTTTTTTGGGCATAGTTCTGTAATTGAATATATTTTTTTACCTATAGGACAATTACATTGATCACAATAATAGTCAACAATTTTTTTTAAAATTGGATTGCTAAACTCTTTACACGATTCGCATTGCTGGCAAATTGTTTTTCGACTATCAGCCAATTCTCTCTGTTGTTGATTGGGGGCTAGAGATATTTTCCAAGACCTCAACGTATTCTCAAAATTACTTATCATTTATCTTTTTTTCCAACTCTTGTATTCTCTTATCTTGTTCTTTCAATGCTTCAATTAACAACGGAACAAGTTTTTCATATTGAACAGTCAAATAATTCTCACCTGATTTCGATACTTTTCCATTTTCATGGTCTACATCAAACGGTGCTAATGCAACAGCCTCTGGCAATACTTCTTCAACATCCTGAGCAAAAACACCAATTTGATTTTTTTGTGTGTTGAATTCAGCCAGCTTGTTTGCTAGTTCATTCCAGTTGAAGGTAAAACCACTCAACTGATTAACCTTTTCCATTGCATTTTCAATAGGACGTATATTTGTTTTTAACCTTTTATCTGATGAGTATGCTGTTACGTTACCAGTAAAAGATACGTCATTACTAAAAGTCGCACGTAGTCCTAGGTTAGCATCACCGTTACTACCAGCACATCCTTCAAAAGTATAGAACTGTAAATATACGCCTTGACACAAGTATGCTGGATTGCCACAGCAATTGTTTGAACGCTGACCTCTTATCTTAGCGCCAAAGAAATCTTGACCAGTGTCACGGAATCCATAAAAATTAATATCATAGTTACCGCCATTATAACCTAACGGATCACCATAGACACCAAACGTTAATCCACGTAATTTTGAATAACTGTTTGGATCCGTGTAGTAACCGGTGTCGTTATAATCATAATAAACTGGAAAATATGCATAGTCATTAGAATCATATGATGAAATTCCACCATCATGGTGAGTTCTGGAATTAAAATAGAATTGACCTCTATCAGTTTGGAAATGACACCACGATGTGTTCATTGGACCTAAATCCAAATAGCCGGAAGGCGTTTGTAATCTATGTGCAGAACTTGTAGCAGGATTCCAATAATAACCAGTATCACTAGAATCGTAAAAGATTGGCGAGCGATTGGAAACTAAATTATATACATTGCCTGAATTATCCATTCTCCAACCAGTGGTACCACTGTAAGAAGCAATACCGTTATGTGGATTCCAATCACTAGTTGAAGAAAGACCAATATCCAATTGTGTACCAGTGCCGTTCATACCAATAACAAATTGGCTACCTGTACCGTTTGCAGTAAATTGTACAGTTGGACCGTGACTAGCGTTTGTTGTCACAGTATGATTTAATGACAGAACTGGATATGCTCCGTGTACTTGAATGGTTGGTCGTATGTTACCATCTTGTAAAGTATATGAAGTTGACGTATTGCCAACAATTAATCTGTTACCATAGTTTCCACCAGTTAAGCCAGACAAATAAAGGTCTCGGCCTATTCTAGCACTGCCTGAAGTGCTATGGTATAGACGCATTATATTATCAACTTGTGTTCCTGATACATTTGATCCAAACACTATATCATTGCTACTATCTAAAGCTGTCCATCCCATGTACCAACTGCCGTAGAAATTTGAATTATTTCTTACCCAGCGAAGACCTCCCCAGGTGGAAGTTGTTGGCATATAGAATTGTATACCTTCAGCCCAAGATGCAGACCTTGGCGTGACTTGAATATTACCATTGAATGCTCCAGACGATGCCAATGATGATCCCGAATTAGCAGGATCTATATAAAAAGCTGTATCATTGGAATCATAAAAGATTGGAGCACGAGAACTATTTGTTGCTGTTAGATATCCACCACCATACCCAACAACAACGTTATAAGCATTGTTATACTGAAGATACAAATCACTATCTGTACGCTCCACAGTTCCGTAAGAAGATCCATATCCAATTTTAACCATACCAAAGTAACCACCAGTAGCTCCACTAGTACCGTTAGCATGAATGTATGCTGACGTGGCAACGTTACCCGTCAATGAACCACCGGTCAGTTTTAAGAATGTACTATTGACATATGAGTTTGAAGCAGCATATGCAACAGCATTACTGTATGCTGTTCCTGCAATTGTTGCTGCGTAACTTGTGGCATTGGAATAAGCAGTACCTGCAATTGTTGCTGCATATGTCGTTGCATTTGAATAAGCTGTACCAGCCTTTGTTGTTGCGTCTGACGCGGCAACAGAAACAGCATTGGAGTATGCTGTTCCAGCAATCGTTGCAGCATATGTTGTTGCATTAGAATAAGCAGTACCAGCCTTTGTTGTTGCGTCTGAAGCAGCTACCGACACTGCATTTGAATATGCAGTAGCTGCTTTTGTATCTGCATAGCTTGTTGCATTAGAATATGCTGTGCCAGCGATTGTATCACTGTATGATCTCAACGTTGTCGCTGTGTTGCCACCCAAATATGTTGCACTGTTTGCGCTTCCTGTTACATTACCAATTACATAATTAATCTGTAAATTTGAAAGGGTAAAACTAGCGTTTGCTGTATCAATAAAGGCAGACGCATCAGGTTCCGGAGTGTAACCGTGGAAGAATTTCCAAACACCGTCTGTTGCATCTCTAAACAAACCAGCATGTGCATACGATCCATCGTTGTAGTTACCAGCAAATCCTAAATCTGGATTTGATGTTATACTATTGGAATTCAAGTATATCATGTTGTCTTCAACACTGAGCGTGCTTACAAAAATTGAAACGGTGTTACCCAAAACAGTTAGGTTACCGTCAATTTGCAAGTCGCCATTTAGTCGAACACTATTTGCAGTCAAATTTGCCTGTACAACAACAGCCCCACTAAACGTACCACCATTGAATACGTTCGAATATGCTGTCGCTGCCTTAGTGTCTGCGTAGCTTGTTGCATTAGAATATGCCGTACCCGCTTTTGTCGTAGCGTCTGAAGCTGCTGTAGTAACAGCATTGCTATATGCAGTACCTGCAGCTGTATAAGCAATTGTGTTAGCAAAGCTGATAGCGTTTGAATAAGCTGTACCAGCTGCTGTGTTTGCATAACTAACCGCATTACTATATGCAGTGCCAGCTTTCGTTGTAGCGTCTGAAGCAGCTACCGACACTGCATTAGAATATGCTGTACCAGCTACGGTATCAGCATAGCTGGTTGCGTTTGAATAGGCTGTTCCCGCTTTTGTTGTTGCATCAGAAGCAGCTGTTGCAACGGCATTACTATAAGCGGTTGCTGCATATGCTGTTGCATTTGATACTGCGTTTGCTGCTAACTGATATGCTGTTGTAACACTATTGGCACTTGATGCAATTGCTGTACTTGTGTTTGATACAGAATCAACTACTTTTAGTAAACCTTGAACAGTGCTATTACCAGATGTAATTGCCGCATCAAAGTTCGTTGTACTTGTCGAAACTGTAACAGTAGAATTGGCTGGTGTAAACGATAATCCTGTTACACCAGAAACAGAACTTGTTGTGGCATTTGTAATTCTACCTTGTGCATCTACCGTGATTACCGGAATCGCTGTTGTGTTGCCATACGAATTTGCAACAACACCTGTTGACGTCAACTTTGCCGACGTTACAGTGTTATCAGTTATCGATGCAATTGAAACTGATCCATTTGCTAAAGACGAAGATACAATTTTTGATAATGCCATTTTTTATTCTTTTTTGTTAGCTAACCAATTTATTTATCAACGCTTCTAATTTTGCAATTCGCGCTTCTTGCGATTCAATAATAACTTGTTGTTCTTTGATTGCTTCAATAGTAAACGCAACTAATTTATCGTATGCAACCGTCTTATAAAAATCACCTTCTGGTGCTTCGTGTATAGAATTAACAACAAGCTCCGGTGCAATCTTTTCAACATCTGTAGAAAGAATACCATAATCATATTCACCAGGATGTCCTATAACAGAAGATTCAATCCATTTGAATTTTACACCGTTCAGTTGTTTAACTTTATCAATCGCAGATTCAATTACTTTTACATCCTCTTTGAGGCGTGGATCCGAATAAGCAGTTACGTTACCTGCAGCAGTCATGTCTCCGTTACTAGTATTTGAATACCAACGCCAAGTTGATGCAGACCATCCACCTATTCCAAAATATCCATCATGTCTTAGGTGCATTTGGAGACCCCAATAATTAGCACAATGCCATGATATGCAAGCAACATCTCCATCACCGGTGCCACCATTATTTCTAATTTCAACGCCAGACTGATTACCGCTTGATGTACTACCAGCATATGGACCGAATCTTGTGTGACCTTGCAGTTGAGAACTGCCGTTTGGATCAACGTAGTAACCAGTGTCGTTTGAATCGTAAACGATACTAGGATACAACGAACCACCAACATTTATATCATATAAAACAATCTCATACCATGACCTATATGTCGATCCCCACTTACCACGTAACCACCAACGATTGGCTGCATCACCTGCACCAACCATTTGCCATCCGTAAGATACGCTACCACCATCACGATAATGCAGGACTTGCAAACCTTGAGCATGAATATAATTACTTCCATTATTTTGAGGATGACCAGTCATACCGGTACCCCACTGATCCAAGAAGCAAGAACCCAAAGCATTAAATGCTGAATTCCACGTATAAGTTGCTCCCCACCCCTGTGAACCTACCCAATAATTTGTATCACCTGTATTACTTTGACGATTGTTATGATGAATGCTTAATCCAGCACGAGCTTTTGTTCCGTTGCTAAATCCAGAAAGTTCTGATGTGCCATTTGGATCAACGTAGTAACCAGTGTCGTTAAAATCATAAAAAATAGGTGAACGTATACTTTGATTTGCAACTGTGTAACTACTTGTAGCATAGTTATTCAAATACATCACATAACCATTTCTGGCGTCAAGGTGAAGATTACCGTTGGTAGCCGCAATAGTTGCTGTGTCTACATCTATACTTCCATTTGTTCCAATATAAAGATAAGCCCCCCAATTTATATTTGGTCCAAATAAAGCACCGCCACGCATACGTAGTGCTGTGTTGCTTGTGCTATTTGGATCTATGTAATAACCCGTGTCATCTAAATCATAGAAGAGTGGAGCACGGGCACTGTTAGCCATTTGCGTATAGCTAGCATTCAAATAGAAAATATTTGGTGCAACAATACCGCTATTAGGTGTGACAGTATTATCGAGCCACATATAAGTTTCGTTTGCACCATATGAACCATAAGCAGATGCTTTCAAGCGAATTCTTGCATGATTGGTTCCGTCTAGTGTCAGAGTTTTATTCCAACCACCTGGATTTGCAAATGATGTACTTCCTATCCATACGTGCCCTGCAAAGTTTGCAGACAGACTTGCATTTGGATCTAGGTAATAACCGGTGTCATCTGAGTCATAAAACAATGGTGCTCTTGCACTACCCGACATTTGAGTGTAGGATCCATACAGCCTGTGAAGCATACTTGATGTGGTTGCAAATGTGGCTCCCGTATATGAATCAGTGCTATTCCAAAGCTGTAGTTTTCCAGCGCCATCTGCATTTCCGGTTCCATTAGAAATTAACCAAATATCTTTACCACCGGTATCTGTACTTTTTATACTAAGTCTTGGCCCACTAGTAGCTGACGATGTTATTATGGGACCAGCAGAACTTGTAGCGCCTCCATCAAAAGTTACAGCTCCTGTTAACGTACCACCAGCAAGTTTTAGGAACGTACTGTTAACATATGAATTAGAGGCCGCGTATGCAACAGCATTGCTATAAGCCGTACCAGCTTTTGTTGTTGCATCCGAAGCAGCTACAGATACTGCATTTGAATAAGCGGTACCTGCTATCGTTGCGGCATAGCTTGTTGCGTTAGAATAAGCGGTACCTGCTATCGTTGCGGCATAGCTTGTTGCGTTAGAATAAGCCGTACCCGCCTTTGTTGTAGCGTCTGAAGCAGCTACCGACACTGCATTAGAATAAGCGGTACCTGCTATCGTTGCGGCATACGAAGTCGCATTAGAGTAGGCTGTACCTGCAATTGTTGCTGCATATGTCGTGGCATTGGAATATGCTGTACCAGCTTTTGTTGTTGCATCAGAAGCAGCTACCGACACTGCATTTGAATATGCAGTGGCAGCCTTTGTATCAGCATATGTCGTGGCATTAGAGTATGCTGTACCGGCCATTGTGTCACTATAAGATCTCAATGTAGTTGCTGTGTTGCCACCAAGGTAGGTCGCACTATTAGCACTACCAGTGACATTACCAATTACATAGTTAATTTGTAAGTTGGAAAATGTAAAGCTGGCATTAGATGTATCAATGAAAGCAGATGCGTCTGGCTCTGGCGTATATCCGTGAAAGAATTTCCATACACCATCAGTTGCATCTCTAAACAAACCTGCATGCTTATATGAGCCATCGTTATAATTACCAGCAAATCCCAAGTCCGGATGTGAAACCGTGCTATTGGAATTGAGGTATATCATGTTATCTTCTACATTCAATGTGCTGACATAGATAGAAACCGTATTACCCAATACTGTTAAGTTGCCGTCAATTTGTAAATCACCGTTCATTCGAACGTTATTTGCTGTCAAGTTGGCCTGTACGGTAACCGCGCCACTGAACGTACCACCGTTAAATACATTTGAATATGCATTAGCAGCTTTTGTATCTGCATACGACGTTGCATTTGAATATGCAGTAGCTGCCTTTGTATCAGCATAACTTGTTGCGTTACTATAAGCTGTGCCAGCCTTTGTATCAGCGTAAGATGTAGCATTAGAGTAAGCTGTTCCTGCTTTTGTCGTTGCGTCTGAAGCAGCTACAGAAACGGCATTAGAATATGCGGTACTTGCTTTTGTATCAGCATAGCTAGTCGCATTAGAATACGCTGTGCCGGCCTTTGTCGTTGCATCTGAAGCAGCTACTGAAACGGCATTAGAATATGCTGTTCCTGCTTTTGTTGTAGCGTCTGATGCAGCTACAGATACTGCATTACTGTAAGCAGTACCAGCTGCCGTATCTGTATAACTGGTTGCGTTACTATATGCAGACGCTGCATAAGCTGTTGCATTTGACACAGCATTAGCTGCCAACAAGTATGCTGTCGTTACACTATTTGCCGAACTAGCAATCGATGAGCTCGTATTAGATACGGAGTCAACTACCTTCAATAATCCCTGAACAGTACTATTACCAGATGTAACAGCAGCATCAAAATTTGTTGTGCTTGTTGAGACAGTGATTGTAGAATTAGCTGGCGCAAATGATAAACCAGTCACACCTGAAACAGAACTTGTAGTTGCATTAGTTATTCTACCAGCTGCATCAACAGTAATTACCGGAATTGCTGTTGTGTTACCATAAGAGTTTGCAACAACTCCTGTCGTAGTCAAGGAAGCTGAGTTAACAGAATTTGCACCAAGTGATAAACTTGCATTTGCAAACGAGACGTTTCCGTTAATGTATACCGTGTTACCAGAAGTTGATGTAACCGCTGCTAATGTCGTTAGGTTTCTTGCTTTTGTCATTTGCTTTATGATCCAATCAGCTTGTTAACTAAAGTTTTCAGTTCTTCAATTTGTTGTTGTTGTTCTTTGATTGCTTCAACTAATACGGAAACCACTTTGGAGTAATCCAATGATTTTGTCACGTTAACAACCTCTTTTGTGAAAGGTTCATATTCTTTATTTGTTAGCACTAACTCCGGAAGAATCGATTCAACTTCCTGTGCAATCATACCCAGTGAGTGTTCACCAGATTCAATCCAATTAAAATAAACGCCTCTTAATTGCTTCACTTTATCCAAAGCATTATCAATTGTTACAACGTTTGTTTTTAATCTAATATCAGAATATGCTGTAACATTACCTCTTGCTGTAAAATTACCTGACATATCCAAATACATATTTCGGTTCCAGCTCGAGCCATCAACGCCACCCGTACCTCCATACCAGTTAATAGTTGCATCATAAGCATGATGAACTAACCAGTAAGCACCAGTGTCCGTATTTCTATGGGTCATTGAAGGATAACTAGAACGAATTGTTAATTGTTCGTGCCCAGATCCATATGGCGAACCACCCCAGCCGCCAATGATTTGGAGGTAAGCTAGATTAGTTCCAGAATTTGGATTACAATAATAAGCAGTATTATCTAAATCATAAAAAATTGGAGCACGAATATCACTATAAGCCCTTACATTGTTATCGCCTTCAAAAACAGAGAAATATCTTGTACCGGATGAATTAATAGCATTATTATAAAAACGTATACCACCATATCCAGGATATGAACCAATTTTAATACCAGTATGCCAATCCAAAGTTAGTTTTGTGTAATTGCCTCCATAGTTTTCCAGGTGTGTGTAGATACTATAGGAATTGTCGGTATTCGTGCCAATATACAATCTACCATTAGATGCTGTGTCATAAGCAGTACCTCCATGACCGCCAATAATAGTAGTAGCAAATCTGCTTGCGGTGTTAGGATCTACGTAATAACCGGTGTCGTTAGAATCATAAAAGACTGGTGCTCGCATAGAAGCGTTTGCTTGCCATACGCCATTGTTTAAAATCCATCCAGAAGTATAAGCTGATGTAAAGTCTGTTCCTCCAGTACCTCTACGGAACACCCATCCGCGACCGTCTGTATCCATCGTCAGATATGTGTTATAACCATCACCGTTACCAGTTGGATTACTAAAATTACCACCACTAGCTTTGAAACCTATTGCAGATGTTGTTGAAGAGCCACTTCCCCAAAAGAAGATTTGGTTACTAGTATTAGTGGATGATGCATCACCTCGGATATTAACGTTCCACATAGATGACGTACTATTTGGATCTATGTAATAACCAGTGTCGTTAGTATCATAAAAAATAGGCGAACGCATATCACTACCTGCACTCATTTCAAGTCTAGCATTTCCACTGCTGTCATTTGAAATTAGTTGCATTGGATATGTTGATATGTCATTACTATGGTATAGTCTTCCCCATCTTATTCTTGAACCAGGACTATCATGTTGGAACACTTGTTGTCCAACCATATTTGTTGAAGATGTTCCATGTGACGCCGTAATTGCATGTCCTTCACCTGCTGACCATGAACCATGCATATCAATATCACGGAACGTTGATGCGGCTCCTTGACCAGCTTGAACATTCAACTGACCCAAACCCATTGTACCGGAACCGATATTTACAGTTGTTGTTGTCGTTGCACCTCTTCCGGTTACTGTAGCAAGAGTATCAGACTCTGCTGTTAAGTATGTTGCTGGAAGTCTAGATGCTGACAAAGTTCCAGAAGTAATATTAGATGCATTAGCTGCAAATGCTATTGCATTGGAGTATGCTGTTCCAGCAATTGTTGCTGCATAACTTGTTGCATTACTATAAGCTGTTCCAGCTATTGTAGCAGCATATGATGTTGCATTAGAATACGCAGTACCAGCTTTTGTTGTAGCGTCTGAAGCAGCAACAGAGACAGCATTGGAGTATGCAGTACCTGCAATTGTTGCTGCATATGTCGTGGCATTGGAATAGGCAGTCCCTGCTTTTGTATCAGCATATGCTGTCGCATTTGAATATGCTGTACCAGCCATTGTATCGCTATATGAACGAAGCGTGGTTGCCGTGTTACCACCAAGATATGTTGCACTGTTAGCACTACCCGTCACGTTACCAATTACATAATTGATTTGTAAATTGGATAGAGTGAACGATGTGTTTGATGTATCAATAAAAGCTGATGCGTCAGGTTCTGGTGTATAACCATGAAAGAATTTCCAAACACCATCCGTCGCATCTCTAAACAAACCAGCATGTTTGTAAGAACCATCGTTATAATTACCAGCAAACCCTAAGTCTGGATGTGAAACCGTACTGTTAGAGTTGAGGTATATCATGTTATCCTCAACATTCAACGTGCTAACGTAAATGGATACAGTGTTACCTAATACAGTCAAGTTGCCGTCAATTTGCAAGTCACCATTCATTCGAACGCTATTAGCGGTCAAATTGGCCTGCACAGTTACTGCGCCACTAAATGTACCACCATTGAATACGTTCGAATATGCAGCACTCGCAGCAGTATATGCGACTGTGTTGGCAAAGCTGATAGCATTTGAATAAGCAGTACCTGCCTTTGTTGTAGCGTCTGATGCAGCTACAGATACAGCATTAGAGTATGCAGTACCTGCCTTTGTTGTAGCGTCTGATGCAGCTACAGATACAGCATTAGAGTATGCGGTACCTGCTTTTGTATCAGCATAAGATGTGGCGTTTGAATAAGCAGTAGCTGCTTTTGTATCAGCATACGATGTAGCATTACTATATGCCGTACCCGCTTTTGTTGTTGCATCTGATGCGGCCGTTGTTACAGCATTGCTATATGCAGTATCAGCCTTTGTGTCTGCATATGCCGTAGCATTCGAATATGCAGTTCCGGCTTTAGTGTCAGCATAAGACGTTGCATTTGAATACGCTGTACCAGCTTTTGTAGTCGCATCAGAAGCAGCAGTTGCTACAGCGTTTGAATATGCTGTGCCAGCTTTTGTTGTTGCATCAGATGCTGCTGTAGCAACAGCGTTACTATAAGCGGTTGCCGCATACGCTGTTGCATTCGATACGGCATTAGCAGCTAACAAATATGCTGTTGTTACACTATTAGCAGAAGCAGCAATTGATGAACTTGTGTTTGATACAGAATCGACTACTTTCAACAATCCTTGAATAGTACTGTTACCTGATGTAATTGCTGCATCAAAATTTGTTGTACTTGTCGAAACTGTAATCGTCGAGTTAGCTGGTGCAAATGATAATCCAGTCACACCAGATACAGAGCTCGTTGTAGCGTTTGTGATCCTACCAGCAGCATCGATTGTAAGTACAGGGATTGCTGTTGTGTTACCGTATGAATTAGCAACGACGCCTGTTGCTGTCAACATTGAAGAGTTAACAGAGTTTGTTGTTAACGATACATTTCCTGTAACAGTCAGCGTGCCACCAATTGTAACACTGTTACCTGTAATAACTGTATTAACAGAGCTGTTGCCAACTTTCAGCGTTGATCCATTCAACGTCACATTACCAGCAACAATTTGTGTATTGACTGTACTGTTACCTACTGATATCGAACTTGTGTTTAAAACAACATTTGATCCTACGCTGATTGAACCCGGAAATACAGGACTTACAAGTTCGAGTAAACCATATGCAACGATATCAACTGTCGAATCTACAGTTGGGGTGAAAAGTAAATTGATTGATATACCATCGGATGCTGTATAATCAAGACCACTTGTCAGACGAACACCGCTTACATAAACATCCACAAAATTGACATCATAACCACCATCAGGATAAAATACCGTTGCCGATCCATTGGCTGTTGTTGATGTAACAGTTCTTAATGTTTTACCGAAAGGAAGATTGCCAATGTAACTCATATGTTATTATGTTCTGTAAATTACGACGATATTGTTTGAACCAATGCTTGGTGCTTCTGAGAATGTCAGAGTAAATGTGTTAACTGAATACACATTACCCAACGGTGATTGCTGTACATTGTTAACTGTTATTTCAAGTAGCTCTGGGTACGATACTGCATACGGTAAAGTAAAATTTACAGTGCTACCGTCTCCGTTGAATCCGACAACAGTTGGTTGTGCTCGGTATACCGCATATGGTGTTGAACCAATATACGACATTATGTAATCTCCAGCACAGAAACAATTACATCTGCAGATGTCGCTGTATCACTGACGACAAGGATTGAATCGTTTTGCTCCATCACAAGTTTTTGATCGCCACCAATAGGGACAAGTGATCCTCCTACAGGAACAATAGCATTTTTAACCAAGTATGTGTTTGCAGAAGTATCGTTTAAAATAACACTTACATATATTGGCGTAGTAACAATATTAGCAATTGTCATACCAATAACTGTTGATTGAATATTTGTTGTTGTAGGATTGTAAACCGTGTTAGCAGACGTTCCTATTGATCGAGCTGTATAGTTTTTGAATGTGCTTGCCATTTGTTATCCTAAAGCAATTGCATATACCACTGCCATGGAGTCACCACCTGGAGCAGTTGTAAGAGTTGTATTATCGGAGAATTTGATTGTGCTTACTGTTGTTACCCCGTTTATAGTAGCATTGCTTGTTACGGAAAGATTAACAAGGTTTGCACCAATTTCAAATGAATTTGTTCCATTTGAGGAAAACAGTTTACCATCTGTCAAATTAACAGCCAGCTCACCTGTGTCTAAGAACGCGGTGTTCGCAACATTAGTAGTATTAGGCGTACGTCCCGAAACGGATGTACGCTTAATTTGAAATTTATTCGCCATGTCTTTCCTATCTAGGAATAGCTCGCCTTATTTAAGGCTTACTTGTTTGATCGCTCGGTTTATTTAACCTTTTAGCATTTGTTATCTGTTCGTTTAAACTTTTAACTTGCTCATTCGCTGCGTTCAGCTGATCAGTCAATGTACCAAGTTGGCTTTCTGCATATCCCAGCTTTGCTTCCAACATAATATTTTGACTAATCAGATTACTTATAGCATCTTTTTGTTTTTGTATAAAAATATTAACAAATTCAGTTTCCATATCACCTCATTTTTTAGAATGTGCCTCCATCAAGTGTGTTGTATGCCACGACTCCAGATGACACTTGAAGAACAGTACCCTCTGCTCCTACACTCAATTTTCTAAATCCATTTGTCGCGTTCGCAACTAAAATGTCTTCTGCTGTTACTGCTGCCCATCCTGTACCACCGGATGTTCCTGCAAGAGGCGAAGAAAGAGTCAACGTGTTTGCAACCAACGCAACGTTTAATGTGCTATTAGCTGTAATTGCAATAGTTGTCGAATTGGCAATCAGGCCTGTAGCGTTTGTACCACCAGACTTTAAGTACGATTGCAACGTTGAATAAACGAAACCGGCATCGCTCGTATCAACTGTTGTTGTTGGTAACGCACCTAATCCCGTAAACAACTTATAGACAGCATCTGTTTGATCACGGAAAAGACCTGTATACTTTGTTCCTGAGCCACCGTCAAAAGAACCAAACAAACCAATATCAACAAGATCAGATGTGTCATTGTTATTAGCAACACGAATTAACGGATCTGAAATATTCAAATTCGTTGTGTTGATTGTTGTCAGAGTACCGTTAACTGTTAGGTTACCAGATACTGTTGCATCACCAGAAACATTCAGGTTTCCACTAACGTTTGCATAACCGGTAACTGTCGTGTTACCAACCGCTGCCGTATTGTTAACAGTCAGTGCACCGTTAACTGTAGCTGCACCAACAACGTTGATGTAAGAGCTTACATTAGCAAAACCAGCAACTGTCGTGTTACCTGTTGCTGTCGTACCAGTTACGTTTAGATTTCCACCAACGTTTGCTGTACCTGTTGCTGTTATGTTATTGCTGATCGTCATTAGACCAGCAACGTTTGCCGTACCAGCAACAACAAGGTTATTGCTCAAGTTCGTTTGACCAGCAACGTTTGCAGTACCGCCAACAATAATATTGCTGCTGATATTTGCAAATCCAGTAATTGTTACATTACCAGAAGCTGTAACACCGGATACATTCAAGATACCTGTATTGACAGTTCCTGTAAACGTACCAGTGTTTGTTGAAATCGATGTTGAATTGATTGTTGTGTTAACAGACGTATTACCAAGTGTTAACTTAACTGATGTACTATCAAACGTAAATGTATTAACACCACCGTTTGAGAAATTGTTCGAACCAAACGAAACATATGTGTTTGTTTGCAATGGTGATCTTGAATCAACATATGTCTTAACAGCATATGATGTAACAAGTTCTGCGTTCGATCCTGTCGTACCTGCCGCTACACCCAAATGTGTAAGGTTAGCAAATGTTGATATGTTGGCGATACTTACCGATTCACCATCGATACCAACAGTCAGCCCATTTGTCTTCCAGTCTGTAACAAAGCTGTTCCCGTTTACAATTACAACAGCATTTGCTGTAAGTTTACCGGGAGACGATGTATTTGATTGGTGCAGCCACAGATAATTACCACCACCAATTCTAATAGCGTTGTTGGATGTATCTCCAACAAACAAAGAATTTGATGACGTTAAGAATGAATACGCCAGCTCACCTGTACGAAGACTACCTGCTGCTGGAGCAGCATTTGTAGTACTTCTCTTAATTTGAATTAGGTTTGCCATTTAGAAAGTTCCCCCGTCTAGATCTAGTAGTTTTACAATATATTTGTCTGTGCTTGGATCATAAACAAGAGTGCTGCCTGCCTCGGTATTGGCATTATCAGCTACCACATCAGCCAGTGTGTCTAATCTTTTCGTTGCGCTCAAATCTGCTTGGATAGTGTTTTTCAGGGTGACAGCAGACGTCGACTGCTGTAACGCGCCACCTGGCGCCGTCTTTACACTTATTGATGCCCCTGATTGAACTAACCTAGCAGAAATACTCATCTTGTTACTCTTGGTGTTACAGTAACAATACCTTCAACAATTCTTGACGTTACATTCGCACTATCCGTTAAAACTACATCATACACATAACGACCTGCCGTCAAATTTCCTGTTTGTGCATCAGTTAGAGCTAGTAAAACTACTCCTGTCCCTGTTTCTAACGTAATTCCAAAATTTACAGCATTCGATGAGCTATACGTTTTTCTTATCTGACCGTTGGCCGTATAACCAGATAAATTGATAATATTCCCATCATCATCTGTTAAGTTGATAGATGTCGAATAATCAGTTCCTTGATCGATGATGAGATTTGCTTTGATCGCCATAGTGATAAAGAATTATTGTTTTTATGTCGTATTTATATTACTCGAAACCCTGTTGTTTTTGTGGTGAACTTTTTGGCTTCTTCTTTTTTGGTTGTTGTGCATCCGTCTTCAAACGAAGTATTTCTATCGTGTTGTTATTAACAACCTCCTGCACTTTCAACAACTCTTTGGCCATAGAGGAATTTTCTGTGGCAAGGTTAGTGTTATCTTTCTTCAAAATCTCGAAATTTTTTGATACTTCTAGAAACTGTTGTTGAAGATCCTCCAACCTCTTTGCTAATAAACTCTCTTTAGCTTCACTCATTATTACACGAGATATCAAGTCTTGAACCATATCTCTTTGCTTTTCAATATAAGCATTTACTAATTCTGCATCCATTTTATTTGTATCCTATTACCATAAATCTATTTTTATGACCAAGTGACAAACGGCCACGAAATGTTATACTACTTAGACGTGTTTTTTTGACAAACTCATCTGTACTCTGTGATGTATTTACATGCCCTGGATCATTCCGGTTATCACACGTCTGTAATACAAACAAGCACTCAGGATTATCAGTAAGATGATCTCCTATCATATTCATATGCTCGCACGATGTGTTGATAATCAAGTCCACGTGGAATTTTTCTGTGTGACTCAAAACATCAAATTGATGGAACGATATGTTTTTTTGACGGTGTATAATTTTAGCCGTTTCTAAGGTGGATTGATTGATATCATTGAAATAGATATGTGTGGGATCAACAGCCTCTTGAAGAAGAGGAACAAGATAACTACCATACCATCCACCTAATATAAGTATTGTTGGATTAGCAGGAAGCGGGCGTTTGACCAGAGTATCCACTAACCATTTTTTTGACTTATATTGAGTCTCGCTGATCGAATCAGCTATATCATCAACATTGCCTCCTGAGCGGAGAGCAGCAGACAGGAAAGTTAGGTATTCATACATTATGCAGCCTTTAAGTATTTTATCCGTCAAAATTGGCACCAAGTATAGTAGCGAGATGGTCAATAATTTATATATCATGTGTTGCAAAAACATATCAACACCGTTTAAATTTTTCTGCTATACAGACGATACGACTGGATTACGACCAGAAATCAATCCCATTAAATTTGCTGATTATGATTTTGAAGTTGTTTACTACAACAAGCTAGTAATGTTCAGTGATTGGTTTGATCAACACCTACTGCCAGGTAAGCGTGTTTATTTTGACATTGACCTTGTTATTAAATTCAACATCGACGATATTATAAAATCAGCAAAAGGTGACCTAACTCTAATAGATGCTGTTTGGAGAGAAAAGTTTGCACACGGATTTCCTGTATGGCACCACCCGTTCAATAGCAGTTGTATGGTTTGGGAAAAATCAGAAAAAACAATTGCTATATGGGATCACATTATGGATGATCCTGAAATGTTTATGAGTAAGTATCACTGGGGAATGGATTCTTTTCTGTTCTATGAAAAAGAATCCATAGGTGTTGATATAAGATATTTTCCTGCTCGAAAATTCTACTCACACCTGTTTGGTGTCGATCACAGCGAAAACAAACTACATGACCCTATCCTAGGAGGATACAGGCCAAGTAAATTTGTGGAGGTTGTTAAGAAAATTCCCGTAGTTCTTTTGAACGGACCGACTACAGAAAAAGACTATGAGTCTTACAAAGAGTATTACGCCGTTTGAATATCTTCGTACATATCTTGCCACATACCTTCGTGTGGAATGATATATCCTAATGTAACCCGCTCTTCATGTTCAGCACTTGCACAGTGCCAATAGATTTTTGAAGGCTCATGCCAAGCTCCGTAATACCCAACCTTGCATGTCCATCCCGGCGAGTCATGCATTGTAACAATTTCTTTTGTAATTGGGTCTTGATATCTAAAAAAACCTTTACCTTCCTTTGACCAAGAAAGCAAGATATTGTATCCGGATGCATTAGCATTGTGGTGCCAACCCATGTAACCACCTTTGGGGTACAGCATCTTAACTGCATTATTTCTTGAACCGGACCAAGTCATTAAACGTTGATCAAGCACAAGTAACGCTTCGCGTAACGAAGCTTGAGGTGGTTGAAATCTCATTAGATCGATTCCGTGCGTCTTTTCCGGAAACCCATCTACTTTTTTATTTTGCATTATTTGTAAATATTCATCACCACATGCATATTCTGGAGTGACCAAACCACCCTTTCCTAACCCCTCATCATAAGGATATGTTGATCTATCTGCTCTCAATAAGACTTCCAACCAATCATCTAAGATTGATGTTAGTTCTTTATTCTTTACTTTGATTTCTAGCATCTTCGTTTCCTAAGCCAATATGAATATGTTTTGATGGTACTGTATGATGCCAAAAAATTATAGGACTACTTGTTTCACTCTTCTTATATCCGTTAACAAAATTCCACCGTGCATCATCTTCAAAAAAGTCAACCCTAACATCTAACTTGTCAACATTCAACAGCTTCCAAAATGTAAACTGATCCCACTGCTGCAGCGATGAAGGACACTCATGTTCTTCATAAGGCCACGGCTCTTTTCTTTGGATAAAATAATCTTTCCACCACCTATCCATGAAATCAATTGTTTTAGGATTGTTACGGTACAAGAAAAAACCACCGTGATGGATCAGTTCTCCGTTTTTCCATTTTGAAATCTTACCGTTGTATGGTCGGATCTTTGTAATAAGGATATCGACATCTTCCGGAATTTGATCCCATATTGTGGATACATCTGTGTGCATGCATTCCATATCAGCATCGATGTATGCAGTAAGATTTGTATAAGGCGTCTTACTCAAAGCATACAATTTTGTTCTGACGTGGTTAGGAACGTCCTCACTAATAACTAAATCAAATGCTTGACGATCGACTAAAGGTAAAAAAGAATCCGTTGTGAAAAGCGTTATGTGTGCATCTGGATAATTATCCTTAATGCTATTGGCACAGAAATTCGCAGTTTGCACATATTCCTCCGTTAAGGAGGCAACAATCAAAAAACCATTACGAACTATCAAAATTTATTCTCCCGGTGTCGATTCTTGTTGTTCAGCCACTTCCTTATTGGCTTCTTCAAGCATTAAAACAGCAGCCCAAGCCATTGCTTCGACATCACTCTTTGATTTGCGAATACGCGACTTCATAGATCTATTTTGTGAGTTTTTAATAGAATCAATTTCAAATATTTTTAGCTTAGCAGCAAACAACTCTTCTTGTTGCTTTCGCAGAGCCTGAGCTTCTTTTTGCTCTTTATCTTTTGATCTTTGATCTGCTAGCTGTCTAATTTTTCGCTGAGTGTTTTCTTCGAGCTGCTGATCTGTAAACTTCTGTTTGATCTCAATCAAGTCGGGATTTGTCGTTTCAGATTCAGAAATAGTAGCAGTCAAAACTCTGCCATCTTCATACTGAAAGTCTGCAGAAATTACTGTTCGTGCATTATTAATCCAATGTGGATTTACAATAGTTCTTTTCATATTACCTCTATCAATTGTTAAATGTTTGTTAAGCAGTTCTTACCCATAATGTATATGTAGTAGTTGTGGTTGCCGATTGTACAGTCAAACCACTATAAGATCCAGTGAATGTACGAGAGAATGTATTATTATACACACCAGTGAATACTTGGTTGTATGTTCCTACATATGTACCGGCATACGTACCTGCATATGCACCAGCATATGTACCGGCATATGTACCTGAAAAGTTTTGTGAGTAGTTTCCTGTGTAGGCACGTGTATAGTATCCAATGTATAGACCTTGATAGGAACCCACATACGCGCCAATATATGCGCCAGCATATGAACCAGCATATGTACCAACAAAAACGGTTTGGTAGTTTCCTGTATACAAACCGGTCCAATAAATACTATATACACCAAGAAAGCTACGAGACCAGGTACCTGTATAAGATAAACCTAGAACTCCTGTATATACTGAGGAGCCATAAGCACCTGTATAATACCCAACATATGGACCTGACGCATAGTATATTCCTGTTGAGGGATTCAAAGTATTACGCGTGTAGTATCCAGCATATGCGCCTGTGTATGACGAAGTATATGCTCCAGCAAAGTTAGTTACATAATATCCGGTGTAATACTGAGCTCCCCAAGGTTGGTAGTCTACGCGGTACCTAACAAAAGAACCAGCATAATATCCAACAAAACCTCCGCTAGCATAAGTACCTTGTGTTATCGTAACCCAAATACCGGTGTATGATGACGAATAGTATCCAACGTAATGATTTATATAACCTCCAGCATACGTGCCTGCAAAGTTACCAACATATCCTCCGGTATAATTTCCCGAATAAAAACCGGAATAGTTACCCGCATAACTACCCGTCCATAAACGTGAATATATGTCTGCGTATGTTGTATTATAACTACCAGCAAATGTTCCTACATATGTTCCAGCATAGATACCGGTATAATTTCCGGAATATACGCCAGTATAGTAACCGACGTAATTTCCTGTAAACGCACCTGTATAGCCACCAGTAAATGCTCCAGTGAAACTACCAACGTATGTGCCAACGTATGCTGTATCAACTAAGTTATTAACGGTATCAGTGTACGAACCTCTACTGATCCACGTGCCCGTACCCGGAGCAGATACAGAAAAAGAATACTTACCTATTCCCGTTGTACGAATGTATTCGCCGACAAATGAAGCTAGCTGTTCGATTTCACTATTTGTCATCTCTGTAAGACGCGTCTCACCACCAGCTGTATTTGTAATAGTTAATGGACGAATCGTACCAACGGATCCCCCACTTGTACGCAACCAAAGTGTATACCCGATACTTTGATATACATTGCTTGAGTTATAATAATTATCCGTCAGGTTGGATACTGCAACCCATGTGCCTGTCGCTGGTGCTCCAGCTGATGTCAGACCAAGATAGTAAGCGCCCTGACCACCAGTGGAAATACTGTTCACAATAACAGGCATAATATCATTGATTATGTCCTGATTTGTCATTGCAGATATTTTTACTTCATTACCTACTAACGACTGCTGAATTGGGCGAACACCAGCTACTGCTGATAATCCTGGATTGAACTCGTTTTGAACAACTGTGTAGGTTGTTGTTGAGACTGTTCGAGGATGCGTCCCGATTGAGTCGGTTTCTGTATTATAACCAACACCACGAGTTACAAAATTATAGCTTGGAGGGGTTATGCTATAAGATCTTACAACGCTACCACTTGGACCTGAAACTTCAGATAGGCCTGACCAGTTTGCAACAACAAGAGGTAATATCAAATCGGAGATGTCTGCATCCGACATCTCCTGTACACCTACTATTAATGCTCCTGAATATTTTGCTTTTAGAGGTCTTCCCATCTCATGGTCCTACTCGCGTTCCGCTGACATTATATACACCAAAATTACCTGCATGTGCTACGTTTCCTGATTTATACAGAAAGTTAACACTATTCAAATCAAGCAACGTTTGAGTAGCTGTTGCGTTTGTTCCTGTAAATTGAAACCCACCAAGGATAGTGGTGTTTCCTGTATCGAATGTTGAGAATATTACCCTACTATTGCTGGTGTTGGCAACCATCATAATAGATGCGTTCATTGTCGCATTGGATGATTGTAAACGTAAACCTGTATTGGATGTACTAAATTCCACGTTACCTGTGACAGTAGCAAGTGCTGCTGTTGACAGCGAAGCAATGCCCGTCTTCAAGCCAATTCTATTGTTTACTGCATCAATGGTAAACGTATCAGTATCAAATACGACATTTCCTGCAACAGTTGTTAGATCGTTAGTGAGAGCAAGATTACTATATGTCGTATTACCCTGTGAGTAGATCGCTAACTTAGATCCGGTATTTACAGAAAATATATTTGAGACATGAACAACAGCTGATTGATTCGCCCACATAACGTTGGCGCCAATTGTAAACGTGTTGCTTACAGTAACGTTTGCAAATGCTGAATTAGCTATTGTAGTTGTTGTTATGTTAATGATGTCGTTTGCTGTTATTGTCCAACGACGAGTAGCTGTTCCTAATGGATCATTATTCTGTGATGGTATTAGGTTTGCAACCTGTGCACCTACGTTAACGGTCAATGAAGAAACACCAACACTACCTGTATAATCACCAGTGTTGGCATAAACACTCCATCTAAGTCCTGTGCTTCCTAAATTGTAGGTATTGTTTGCTGTTGGTTTTACATCACCAGTAACATTCAGAGCAACCGCTAAATTACCACCAACAGATAGATCTCCATCTACACGCAACGTGCCAGAGACATTCGCTGTTCCCTGGACAAATAATCCATTCTCAACTTTAAATTGTGTGTTACTAGCAGCCATTGCCTACCTTATTTTATTAACTGCGCAAAGAGTTTTACACTTGAGCTTGCTTTTGTTTGTTTAAAACCAACCGCAACGTGTGTTGTATTTATTAAGCCAGAAAACACTCCCAGATTTGCCGAAGCTGGAGATGAAACTGTACCATACACAGTCATAATAACATCTGTTCCGTTTTGTGCAAGAATCAATTCCTGCACTTGATTATTCGTTGCTGCTGCGTCTGTTATTTTTGCAGTTACTTTTGCTCCTGTGTAAGTTCCAATCGGGAAACTAAACAAGTTTACAACCGTAAATGCTGTTGGATCACCAACAGAAGTATTTGCAACGCCAATGTTTGTGTTAGAAATTACAGCAAAAACAAAATCTCCACTGGCTCCGTATGTAGTATTACCTGTTACAGTGAGCGTACCGTTAGTGCTTATTGTGTTTGATGTAATCGTTGTATTTACTGTCGTATTACCAATTGCTATGGACGTTGCACCAAGAGCCGTATTAACAGTAGTGTTTCCTACAGTTAAAGCTGTCTGAGTCAATACAGCATTGACAGTATCATTACCAATTTTCAGCTGCGTTGTAGTAACATTTACATTAGCACCAACATTAAGTGATGCTGCATTAACAGTTCCTGCAAATGTTCCGTATGATGAGGAATTTATGAAACCGGTAATAGTTGTGTTACCTGCTGCAACTGTTGCGGTTGTTGTTATTGCTGTTGGTGTTACAGATGTGTTGACTGTCGTATTACCCACAACAAGTGCTGTCTGAGTGAGCACATTGTTTACCGTTGCGTTGCCAATATTAAGTTGAGTTGTACTTACGTTAACATTAGCACCAACGTTCAAAGCAAACGTATTAACAGTACCAACTGTTGTGTTACCAACCACGATACCACTTTGTGTGATTGTTACGTTGCCTGTAGCATTACCAACAGCATACGACGTAGTTGATAGATTGACGTTAGCACCAATATTCAAAGCAAATGCATTAACTGTACCAACAGTTGTATTACCAACAACAATACCACTTTGATTTATCGTTACATTACCAGTAGCGTTACCAACTGCATAAGCTGTAGTGTTAATATTTACATTTGCGCCAACGTTAATAGCAGTTGAAAGATTAGCTGTAGGACCAACAACATTACCATTGAGTGTTGTCAAACCTGTGACAGTCAATGTGTTTGACATTGCTACGTTGCCAGTAACAGTTGCTGTGTTTACTGTTATTGTGAGGTTACTTGTTGATGTATCACCTAACAGCTGAACACTTGTTAGTGAGCTATTTGCTTTTAATGTTGTGTTACCCGTAACAGTGGATACACCTTGTAAACCAAAAGATACTGCGTTGATATTTACGTTTGCATTTGTAATAGAAACGTTTGATGTGACATTAGCCAACCCACCAACGAGATTGAAGATCGATGTGTTGGTATAGGTGTTTGCGTTAACAATAGAAACGTTAGATGTAACATTAGCAAGACCACCAACAAGCGTTGTCGCTAGAGCGTTTATTGTTGTGGTTGTTGATGTCACACTGACATTAGAAGTAACATTTGCTAAACCACCAACAACGTAGAAAGCAGTTGCATTGATATAAGTGTAAGCTGATCTAATTACTACATTGCTCGCTGCATTGATAGTAGCACCAGTAAATGTAACGTTTGAAGTAATGTTCAGGTTTGAGCCAACATTGACCGTTCCACCGCGTAAGCTTTCACCAACAGCAACCGTATTTGCATTAAAAATACCAATCAATTGCGAATTACCAGATACATTGGCACCGTATGGAGAGCTGTTAGCGGTTAGAGCATAGTTCGTGAAGGTGTCCGCCATAAAGTTCGTGACACCTACCCACGTCGCAAAAGAATCAGTTGCTATGACAACATTAGATACCGGTCTTGCCATTTGTATTTCCGTTAATTAATTGTTTAAGTAGTTGCTTTATCTCAGACATTTCCTGCTTCATATCTGCAACTTCTTGCTGTGTCTTTAGTTGTTGTAAAATACGATCACGTTCCAATTTAAAAGATTTATAACCCTCATGATCTATATTTAGAACGGCAGTACTCTCCCCATCCTTAGCATATCTCTTATCATTTGTTTGATATATCATGCGGATACAGCAATTGCTCTGATATCATCGACAAAAGGAACATTAACTCCGTCATCTGATAGCAACACAATCTTCAAAGCAAAGGAATTATAAGTTTTAAACTTAGACAACGATTTGTTAAAATAGGTCAAAACGTTTTGGTTTTGATTGTCTAAGAAACCACTATTTGGTCTTGATATTACATCAACAAAGAAACCTGTGCCAGCCACACTTGTATTTGAAACAGTACGGCTCAACGTTAGGTTTGCACTAGTTGATGATGTTACCGTATCAATAAAATGAGTGTTAGGCAATGTTGGTGAATATACACGCACAACAGATCCTGGTATAATTTCTGTATTAACAATACCAGATGTGCCCACAACGTTAGCGCTACCTACGGTCGTTGTAAATTGACCGGTTGCCTGTACGCCCGTATTGTAGAACGGAACGCTGTACGAATATTCAGCACGATCATTAATATTGATTGGGTTCGTAACAATGTTTGCTGATTGGTTAAGAGTCAACTCAGTCCAGTCTTTTAAATCAAATGATTCAACATCTTCTGTATTCATGAATTTGGCATATACAAGAATATTAGTATTTGATGGCTTGTATGCTGTTAGGTAAATTTTTAAATCTTCTGCTTGCTGACTGTCTGCAAGCGTTACCATTTTTGATATGTAACGAGCCTTGGCGGTTCCCTGTCCTTTGTATTCGTTTGTTGATGTGTTATTAATTTCATAACGTTCTGCAAACAAATCTAAATCATCCCTATTAACATAGGGCGAGGCATAAGGATTTGATGTATTAAAAGTTACTTCACTGCTGAATGAGCGGTAAGGTGTACCAGCTAGTACCTCATTTGTTCGTGAAGCAACGATGGCAGGATAACGATTCAACGCTGTTCTTTTTCCAAGAGTGGCTTCTGTTTTTCTTGAAGAAGATACGGAACCAGCAGAATTTGCAAAGTTCAAAGTAACGTTTGCAGATGTTCCTGCTGGTCTGAAAATATTGTAATTTGGAACAACACTGTTAACAGCATAATTGACAATAGTAGAAACATTACCCGTTGCCTGTGAATCGACACCACTTACTGTTGTACCTGTTGTTAAATACAATGTGCTGTTAGCGTTAGAGTCCTGAATTATCAAATAGTCAGATAAGCCATCATATGTGAAAACTTTACCTATTACAGTTTTGTAATATGTCGCACTAGAATTTGTAAACGTTGGTTGTTCAGTTAATATTACGGAAGTTGAGTTTGTAATTGATCCAACAGTACGAATGTTTGTGTTTGTACTCGATCCGTCTGTAATAACAATAAGGTCACCCGCAACAAGAGTAGATGTGAAAAGTGTTCCTGTTCCTGTGATTGTATTTGACGATGTCGATGTAGCCAAGGTACCAGTCAGTGCTGAACGTTGCTGGTAAACATACTCACCACCTCTGAATGTACCATTTTGACTGACTAATTTAACAGTTTCATATGGTCTATTGCGAATCTGGAACGTAGCAGATGTCTGAGTAAATTTAGCAACGTTTATCTTGAATGAAAGATCTAAATCTGTCTGTGGTGTAAAAGATGAGCCGTTTGTTAGTTTATAGAGATATCCATCAACGCTACCAGACGATACCTGTGTTGCTGTTGAAGAACCAACACCTATTTGACCAGCTTTATTACCCCACAATTTGAAATCTTTATCACTTCCGTCAAATTTAACTAATATTGCATAAGATCTGTCTGTCGTAAGACGAACTGGTTGTCTGAATGTAAATTTGGTTGAAGAAGCTCCTGTCGTACTTACAACAATATTATTGTATTCAACTCTTGCTCCATATGTCTGTTGAATTGTGGTTGGGTCTGGTGATCCATCTGTTTTTGTTTGACAAATATAAACTGATACACCTGGATTCTGTATCCCTGTCACAGTTTGGTTTTGTACCGGCTTTCTATAAAAATATAAGTCTACAGAAGTAACAAATGCCACATCAGAATTTTCAACTGATTGTTTGTCTATAAAAAATGTTTGACCTAGATCAAAGTTTAACATTAAAGATCCTTTTATTGTCTACTATTATATCGGTCCCCAACTTACCCAAGCGTTGCTATCGCCGTCAAAGGCTTGATAGCCCATTGCCTGTGGTGCAGGAGATGGAGGTGTAATTTTTGCAGCCGCCGGTACTTGAATAATAGTTTTTACATAATCACTTTCAGGTACAACGAACACAGATACATTGATTGTTGATTTGAAATACGAAAGTAGATTTTTTTCAAATCCATCTACTAGTTGAGCTTCACTTGTTTCTGCCACAACTATCTCTTTTTTTCCAGCAATAGTATTAGCAATCTTTTGTGCTTGATCTACTTCTGTTGCATTTGTTGTTATTCCTGAATTATAAAAATAATCAAAAACAACCTTTCCGTCTGTGTCAGTAACAATAGGATCACCTATTGAACCACCTAGTGGTTTTATATTTGCAGCCGCTACTTTTACTCTTTCAAAGTAAAAGCTATGTGTTGTTGAGGGTTTAAGCGATGATACACTTATTCTAAAAACTTGATCTCTTGCTGTAAAGAAAATTTTTGGTGATGAGGTTGTCATGTTTATACTTCTAAATTACTTCGTTATTAAAACCAGCCTACACTGCTCTGGGTATAGGAGTCACCACCACCGCCACTATCTGGTGCAACAGGTGTAATAGCACCAGCTCCAAATTGTGGTTGTGGTATCTCTTGAGTGATAGTAACTTCACCACGTGTTTGAATAGAGAAAGATGCTGGTGATACGGTACCTTCGCCGACAAAAGCTATTGAATGACCGTCCGATCCAATTAAAGAGCTTTTGATACTTTGATCTATCAATGTTGTCTCTGTAAAAGGAAGCATTAGTATATTTTGATTTATAACTGCCGCAGCTGTTGTTGTATCGGTTAAGTCAAAATCAGATTCAAAGTTTACCTGTTTGACAGGTGGTCTCAATAAGCTATCTGACTGATCAATCGTTGCAGAAAACTCTCTGTTTGCTATTGCAGCTTTCGAATAATCATTGAAAGGCTCAATAAAGAAACCATTTTTAAATCTGTTTGTCGATGGAGTTATACTGCTTGGAATAGAAAGATCTTTTACAGAAGACTCCAACCCAGATAAAGTAACTTGATATTCAATATCAGTTATACGTTGGTCCAATTTTCCAATGTCAGCCATTGTATATCGTCTTGGCTGTTGTTTTCTATCTCCTAAAGTATTTTTTGTTTGTACTTTAAATGCAGATAGACGAGTGTTGATTGGTCCAGAAGCAGAACCAACTTGCTTTGAAGCAAACTGTAGAGTCTGCGCATTGAATGCAGCTGGTAGAGAAGGATATGGTGGCACATTGATTACAGATAGCGTAACCGACTCCGCTGGCTCTGGTGGAGGAGATGGATTCACAAGTGATGGTGTACCACGTATAACCTCAAAACTACTATCTTTACGAACAATTACTCTATCAATACGAGAATTATAATATTCAGCGTTAAATGTAATAGTAGAATCTGGCACAGGGAACAGCTTATCGTCCGTACTTAAACTGAATGTGCTTGATGGATTGATAGATGTGGCAGCTGGATTTGTTGATCGTAACGCTGTGTTTGATCCAAAAGGACGGAAATCAAAAGTGTTGCGCATATCGTAATACGCTCCTTTTGATGTAACAAACTCAGGGATCTCCAGAGTGTTGATAGATCCTGACGAACTTGCTAAATTGGCTGTATCATTAATCGTATATGAATCGACAGTAGCAAAACCAGGACCACTTGTAAACACATCAAATTGAGCAAGAATATATTGATTTGTGTTAACAGCTAAATCAGAGCCGCTCTTCAATACAAGATTTGAAAGACGTAATGCATTTTCATCTTCTCCAGTGTCAATGAAGAAATATTTTGTCACATTAGAAACAGTTGAGTTTGCTGTTGTTCCAACATTTGTTGTGTTGCCTAAAAATACATTTTTCAAGCGAATAGGACCAGGTATACCTAATGACCACGGACCTGTGTTGCTGCTGATATTATTACTTGTGTGTATTTTAACAAATACATCTCTTGTAATAGTTCGTGGTTGAGCTGTCGCCCCTGTTGATGTTACGTTGTACACGATAATAGCATTAACTGTACTTGTTAATGTGTTGCTTACACTCAATGCTGCTGTCTTACTGCTACCGGATATAGTAATAGTTCTATCTGATCTATTAAAATTGATTGGAAATAATGCAGGGAAGAACAACGTAGCCTGAGCATTGGCAATATCTGCCCCAGCTGCTGTTGATAGTACCATATGTGAAGTGTTTGTAACAGCAGAGATTTGATATACACCAGAAACCCCTGAATTAGCAAACTTAACCCAATCACCTGGTTGAAACTCAGAGCTGAAAGCACTGCCACCTGAGCTCGTTACCACATTTGAAGCATTTGTAATTGTTACATTAGCACCACCAGACGCTGCTACTGATGCTTGAGCGTTTGATGTAGGGAAGATAATAAAATCTTTTTTCTGCGATGTCGTAAGTGCGCCATCTCCATAAGGAAACGTCAAACCAGATCCTAGAGTACCAGTTGTATATGTGCCATTCGTTTGAATCTGCGTTGTTGCGTCCGATACTGTGCGGTATGTGTATACAACATTTGTTACTGTCTTAACACCACTCTTACCTACAGGAAAAACAATTTGATCTTTAAAAGTATCGACAAGTTGCGCAATATTAGAAGCCGTCGTTGCATCGTACACCAAATTAATATCTGCTATACCATCTTGAACAGCGCCATCATAATACACACTTCTTACCTCGCGGAAAGCACGACCTGCTGACATTTGGACATCAAACAAGTACATTCTGTAAGTGCAAGAAGCAGTACCTGGAACACCTGTATCAACAAGAAGTGAACGAATGCGTGCTGTACCGATCAAGTTACCGGCAGGAGTTATTGCTCCTGTCGTTGAAATTGTACGACTTGTTAAGTACGTCTTAGCAGTATCATATAAACTAACTACTGGTCCTGTTTTAAAATCAAATAGCCCTGCTAACTCTTTAACTAAAACATAGTTACCATAACTCGCAGTAATTTTTTGTGATTCTATCGATGTAGTTGTATTCGATCTTCCTACATCAAGATAGTTATTATATGAAGTTGAAGTTCTATATCCACCAATATAAGCAAGTCCTGGATCAATCACAGCGTGAATAAAACCAACGTTTGCTGTTGATTTTTCTTTTGTTGCAACCTCAAAAGGATCAACAACAAAGTTACCCTGTGCCTCTCTTGTACGTCTTGCTAGCTCATCACCTAAATTTGAATATACTGTTACTCTATTTTCTTTGAATGGAAATCCTTCTTTCCACTCAGCAAGAGTAAAAAAGTCAACATTAGCTGCTGCCTCACTTGAAGTAAGTGTCTTCAACGTTGGTGTTAACTGAAGACGGTCTGCGCCAGGAGCGGTGTAATTAGTTGTATTTGATGCATTATCAAGTAGTGTGCTATCTGCGTTACTATCCACATAAGTTTCTACTGTGGTAAATCCTACAGCTACATCTGTTGGGGATGAAGAGTATTTGTTGACAATAATAATTTGTGGATCTACTTTAAGAAAGAAACCTTTTTGATAGATGACACCTTCTGAAACACCAAAAGCATATCCTGTACCAATAGGAGATGTACCATTATTTGCAACAGTAATTTTTGTCTTGTAATTTTGTGGTAGTAGATCGAGATTTTGAACAGTAGCAGTTGAATTTGCAGTCTTTACAGTTACCCATGGTAGGAATGTATATCCTGATCCATCATTGCCAATTGTTACCGTCTGCAAAATACCCTGTGAATCAGTTGTTAGTAAAGCTGTCGCACCCGTTCCAATAATAGAGCTAATATTTGCTGTCGCGCCACCATCACTAACAATACTATATGCTGATGACATTGTCCAAGCAGCGGAATTGACAGATGTATTTGTTAGATCAACATTACGAGGAGATATTTGAAGGATGGTTGTATTAGCAACAGCTGTTGTGTTAATTGCTCTGATTTGAGCCTTCGCTCCAGTTGTCGATTGTGTAATCACCTGTCCATTTGTAAAGCTACCACTAATATTTGAAAGAGCGATTGCACTTGTGAATACTACGGTATCGCTATTGGAAAAACCAAGTCCACCATTGTTCACTGTTATTTTGAATAATGGATAGTCAGGAGCAAATACAGTAAGCTCTTGATCAGCACTGAATGTAGTGTATACAGCACTGCTATTAGCTGGATCTGGATCAGAGCTGTTGTTGTATTGCAGATAAAGAGTGTTTAAATCAGGTGAGCTTGACTCGAGACCGTCTTTGTAATTGATAACCCGAGCTGTCAAGTTCAAATTACTTTTTACAAAATAATCGACATAGCTAACTGGTAGCGAGGGCTGACCATCCTTTTGTGTATCTGTTATCTTTACAAAAGGATAAGAAGGTATATAATTGAAGTTTACACCACTGACAATTGTACCAGCTTTGAAAACATGATTACCAAATTTTTCAATTTGGTCTTGAATAATACTTTGTAATTGATTCAACTCCCGTGTCTGTACAGCAACACCTGGCTTAAAAAGAATCCTGTAGTATTCATTATCAGGATTGTAATCATCAAAATATGGATTCGTGTTAAGTGAATTTTCTAGTGGCATGTGAGTCTCTTAAAACTGCAATATGATTTTAATTGTTTCGGATTGTGAATTGGAACGAGTAATAGGGCTTTCGTTTTCAAAATAAATGACTTCACCCGAATTTTGCACTATATCTGGTGGATACGCAAACAACAGATTTGCCGACGCACCCGACGATTGGCCTACTAATGTATTACCTGTATTTAGCACACCTTTCAAATGTGTAACATATAAACTTGATTCGGTATTACTATGGAACACAGCATTTGCAAGTTGTATGTCTGTTTGATATACAACTTCATCAGAAGTAAACTGTCCTGCAATAGGTAAAAACGTGTAGCGATGACGCTGATCAAACGTATTGAATCCTTTTGCATTACCATTTATTTGATACGAAACAACGCTTGATGTTGTACCAGATGTTTGACCCGTCAAATAATTAACAGTTGTGTTTCCTGTCAAAATTATACCGCTCACAGATGTCAATGTTAACGTGTTGATAGTATCCCATTCAGTTACTACACCTTGTGCACCTGTATTTGCCTGAATAACAGTTTCGCCAATTGAAAATGGGCCTGATGCTGCACCAACTGTGATTTCTACGTTAGCAAACAAAGGATCCTTTAAAACGCCAATCGCTCTGTAGTCATTAGAGACGGGTATTGTTCCTGTTTCTGTATTTGCAAACGTAACACTCATACACAAAGCAGTCGCACCTAACTCGTACTCAGGATTGGAACCATGCCCCCCTTTTGGACCCAACACAGCACTGACAATTGCTGTGTTTGATACACCACCTGTGTTGCCTGTTATTGTTGCGTTAACCCATGTATAATTGTATCCACGATCAATTATCTCTACACGTTGAATAGTATTTGATTGAGCTGTGTTAACAATAGCACGTGCAACAGCACCATCACCATCGCCAGTTATGTAAACACCAGGTCCAATCTCATAAGATGTTGTTGCATCAGGAGCTGTACTGAAAGCTGACTCAAGTACAATTGTCTTTGACCCACCCAACGACACATAATCAACAATCCGTCTTCCTTGACCCTGACCGGTACCATTTGTCAAGTATATAAAACTACCTGTGTAGAAGTTATTTGATGCAACAGCATTATTTGCAATATAGTAACGCGTTGTGTCGCCACCAACCCGTAGATCAGTTGAAATAAACGTGTTACTTAGAAACGTGTTGTAATTTGATCCTCTGAAATCAACAGTGATAACGTCTATTGCACCTGCTACAGCATTAGCTACAACAAGATTATTTGCAACTACAGGCATATACTCGTTTGTTGCAAATTTATTAAATGTTGTTGATGTAACAGAATACATATACTTCCACTGATACCCATCGGATGTAGCATAATACTCATCATCAGCAGAAGTTTGAGTTATATCAGGTTCGTTTACAGAGGCCGCATTTGCATTGTTATCTAAACATTTAAACACGTGAAAGGCCGATCCCCCGTTGACTGCGACATAGTATTGTTGCAGCGAAAGATCTTGATCACTTCTGTAAGCACTGTAGTGCGTGTTAACTATCCAGTTATAGCGAGGTACCATAGCAACCACATCGCTTGGTGTTACTCTTTTTCCAAAAACCATCTCACTGTAAGGATTGGTAAGAGTATCCTCAACAGAATTTGTTAACGAAGGAATAGATGAGTCACCACCTGGATAAGGCGTGTGTTTTGCAGCAAAAACATAATAGACACTATTAGCTGTTTCGCTAATAGATTCTCTAAACTGATTTACATTATGTAACCTGAAATAATTTGTTATTAATTGTGTCGACATAGTTGTATTTAGGAGATATCAATACTATTTATGACTGTCATTGTCATGTTAGCAGACGAGAGTGAATTTACCTTACCAAATGCTTTTGTTCCTGCTACGTGTGTAACTTTCTTTAGCACCTCAAAGTATTTGTCAAAAGGTATCTTTGTTTGGATTTCGTAACTGTATTCTTGATAGTAGTTATTGTCTTGAAGCTTTTTGTCCTCATCCAAGAAACCACGTGTCGATGAGAAGAACCCAGCACCTACACCTTGTCTACCAAGTTCAACAATAGCTGTAACTTCATATTGTGAATCTGCTTTTGTTAACGTCACTGTTTCTTGATCAATATAACCGAATCCTGAATCATACACATCTAGTCTCTTAACAACGTTATTAGCTGTTTGGACGTTGGCTTCAATGTTAGCATTGAGTCCAATAGGAACCGTTGCAAGATCTTGATCAATTGTCAATACAGTTGCAGTTACACCTGAAGAACGACCTATGATTGTCGATCCAGCGATAAATGTATTTTCAAGATTAATTCTCTTCAAACTTAGCGCGCTTGTATTTGATCCTGATTTTACCAATGCTCTTGCTGTTGTTGCAAATGTCGTCAAAGCAGCAGCTGATGCATTTGAAGTTGAACCAGAAGAAAGACCTTTTATCAATGTTGTTACTGATGTAGTAGGAACAAATGTACCGGTAACATTACGTAACTTAACAGAACCAGCTCCCGAACCATTTATTTCCGCTTGAAGAACAAAACCAGAAGCCGCTACGTTTGCTGTTGAATTAGATTGATAAACAAACTCTGTTTCTACAAATGTTGTTGCTGGTGTTCCATTTGCGTATGTTCCTACAAACGTATTCAATGTCAACAAAGTAGCTGGTGAATCATACGTTTGTTGTATCTGCTCTCCTGTCAAGAACACGCCGGAAGGATTGCTTATCCTCATCAAGTAATCGTGTTTGTCGTAACCAGAAACGTATGGGTCATGCACAACAACAAAAGGATCAACGTTGTAATCAGATCCTGGATTCAAGCCAGAGATTGCAGCAATAGATCCAATCACTGTTGCATCAAAACGTAATGCATCAAGCAAGACGGTATCCATATTTGCACCAGGGAATTTGACAAATCCAAGCCCTTTGTGTTGTATATCACCAGTAGAAAGAATTCTCAACGGACCAACCAAATGATGTCCTGTTTGATTTAACCCCGCTGTTAGCGCAATACGTGTCCCTGCTTGCGTCGCTTTCAATGATACGTGAGTAGCATTGGATTGGTCAATGTAATAGACAGTATTTGTTGTTAATCCACCAACAACCGTGTTACCTGCACTTACATAATAGCGAATTGCTGTGTTTGGTGAATAACCGATAGCATTGCTGAATGCAATTGTATTGTTTGAACCTGTTGTACCAGCTCGAGCAAGGAAGTGGCCTGTAGCTAATGCAGAAGATGAGTTGGCGGTTATGTTTATTGGTGAACCACCCGATGTTGTTGAAAGCTGTAACGAAGAACCACCAGCAATTGCATTAACAACATAATACGTTGTATTATTAGCTAAACCACTTATTACCGTGTTAGAAGGATGTGTCGTATATACAACTTGTTCGTTATTACCAAACACATGAACAGTCGATGTCGTGATAATATCCGTTGCATTTGCAACACCTGAATTTGCATTAAATGTAACTGTCGTTGGTAGCTTAACACCGCTACCGCCTGTTCCACCAGTTACATTTGTTGAAGCATTGAATGTATCATCAGTACCATAACCAGCTGTATTAGTATTAGCGTTGAATCCATTCAAAAGAACGCTGTGAAATACAACATTACCTGTGTTGTTACTGCTCAAGAAGTCTGGTGTTAAAAATACGTTTTCCGTGTCAGTCAATAAACTAATATTTAAATTAGCACCGCTACCAGTACTTACGTTTGCAACAAGAGCAGTTGTGTTAGAGATGTAACCAACAATGTTTGCATATGGAGTTATGATAAATCCATTGCTTGATAAATCCGTTACACCCAAAAAGCCAGTATTACCCGTTGATGTGTTTGAGCCAACGACATTACCTGATGCAGTACGATCTTCATATGAAGTTATAACACCTGTCCCCAGCGTCTCGATCAAGAAGTGACCGGTTTCGTTACTTCCTTTTGTCAGGCTAATAGGCAAACCATTCAGTGTATTTGATAGCTGTAGTGTAGTTGTTCCAGGTACAGCATTGACGACATAATAAGCTGCACCAACAGAAAGTTCCGCAATCTGCGTGTTACCTGTAGCAACATGGTATCTTACCATATTACCGTTACTGAAATTATGAGATGCTACCGTGTTAATTAGTGATGCACCAGTAAATATACTAGTAAAGAATCCAGTATAACTACCAACATAGGATCCAGCATATGCGCCACTAAAGTTTTGCGTATATGCTCCTGAGAAGGTTTGATTATATGTGCTTGTCCATGCTGACGAATAGGCAGCTACATATTCTCCGGAGAACACATTTGTATAAGCTCCTGTCCACAACCTTCCAAACGCACCACTGAAAGTCCCAACATATCCACCAGCATACTCACCCGTGTATGATGAATTATAGCTTCCTGCATAATTAGCAGTCCATGATTTCGTCCATGTGCCTGTCCATGATCCACTATAAACTCCTCCACCACCCCATGGATAGGGAAGACCAGAGAACGAAGCAGCGCCATATACACCTGTGTATCCAGCTTGATTAAATGTTCCAGTATAACCTGGACCTGCATACACTGTACCTGCATATGGGTTGTTTACATAATAAGTTACAAAAGCTCGAGAAAAAGAAGATCCAATAGTAGAGTTATAGTTTTGTGTATAACTACCAACGTATTCTTGAGTATAGGCTCCCTGATATGTTCCAGTAAACACACGACTAAACGCACCAGTATATTCACCAGAGAACGAGTGTGTTACATTTCCTGCATATGCACCTGACCATCCGCGAAGATACTCAGATGTATAAGCTCCACTAAAGCCTCCAACATAACCACCAGTAAACGAGCCTGAATATCCACCAGAATAATATCCAACATACGATCCAGTAAAGCTTCTTGTAAATGAATATAAAACATCTCCAACAAGTGAAGCATTAAAGTTTGCTGTATCAGCATTACTTGCACGAATAGCAAACGTACTGTCTATTGCCACCAAATTACCCGTAGCTGGTGCAACAATTATGTAACCCGTATTAGATGTCGTTTTTGATGTTGCAACAATGACACCGTTTGCATTGACCGATCCATCAAGATTGTAATTTTCTACAACGTTACCAATTTCAAAATTGACGTTATTGCCTCTTGCTGTTGTATAACCAACATTTGCTAATTGCTGTGTAACTCTCTCAAATCTTTGAAAATCGGTAATATCACTATTCGAATTGCCAATATTGGTTAGCGTTAATACTTTTGATGATATAATGACATTAGCATGAGCAAGACTGTACCCCCATCCACCACTGTTCAATGCATCGATAAAAATAAACGACACGCGACCAGTTTCGTTTGATATTTCAGTAACACGAGCAACACCTTGCTTACCGTTCGATGATACGACATTGAACAAATCACCAACAGCAAACTCTGCTCCACCAGCAATCACAGTCAAGGATGTCATAGAGCCAATTACGGTTGGAGAATTTTCTAAAACCTGATTGCTCGTTGTTGTTATTTGTTCACCAGTAATAAAGTCGCCACGAACATTACTTAAATAAGCGACTTCAAGATATTTCGAACCGATTCTTCTTCTAACTAAACTCTCTAAGAAAGCTTTAGCTCCACTATTAGAACCAATAATCTCTTTACCGACAAAAGTTTTTGTACGTTCAGAAACAGACAACTCAAGATAGACAGGCTTAACCCATGTCCCATCAGATGTCTTAAAAAGATCGTTACCAGGAAAATAAAGATTTGCTTCTTCGTTAAACAAACCTTGCATAACAAGTTTTACACCGCGCTCTGTACCTTTTGATTTGTACAAATCACTTGCATGCTTAACTAAGAATTGTGTATTTGCTTCAGTTGTAAGAGGAAGCCCTTGTAAGTATTTGTTTTTAAAATACTGAACAAACTGTTCCGATGTTGTATCAATGTTTCGATAATCAAGAAGGTTACGAGAAGCATTAAGCGCCTGATCCTGCTGCTCCATCCATTTATAATACTCTTTGACAAAATCAATGAAGCGAGAACCCTCATCCTGATAAAATTCAGGAAAATGTGTCTTAACAAGAGGAAATACTAACTGCTCGATTTGTCTCATTGCTTAACACCAACGGCAGTAACAGAAACATCAACAGGATCGATTTCAAGAATTGCATTGTGTATGCTTGTTATATTTTTTGAAAGTGTTCTAAATCTAAGTTCGATATAATTACCTTCATATGAACTTATATTAAAACTAACAATCGTTACTTTGCCTGTTGTATAATTTATTGTACCGACATTTCGTATCACCTGTATTGTTGATGCTTGACGAGCAGCAATAAATACATTTCCTAGTGTATCATCAACTAATATACACGTAGTATCTTGATATGTAAAAGGAGTACTTGTTAGCGTGTGTCCATAATGTGGTTCACTTGTTGTAAGTTTGACACCCGTCTCCGTTTGTAACACATTATGAGTTTCCACTACAAAACTATAATCATAGTTTGTTCTAGGCATCACTCTTTTGATCAAAAATAACTCTGTGTCATTGCTCAAAATACTCGAGTCCGCATTGTCAATAGCAGAACAAAGAGCACTATAATACAATGAAACATTAAAATTTTGAAGATGTGTTGTATTGAAATTACTGATTGCTGATTGAACAGCTGTTTCAATATCTGATATATTCTTCGTTGTATTATTAATGTTGTACGTCACATTTGTTGTGACCTGTACATATATAAATGCTGGGTCAATGAATTCTGCTTGCACTGTCAGAGGTGCCTTCTCTTGAATGTATTCGAGGAAAGCTTTTTTTCTCAATTCAGGCGCGCCATCCGCATCAGCAACATCAACGGATATAAAAACTCTTCCATAGCGTGGTGGATCTGTTTCCTCACCACCATAAACACTAATAGCTTGAATATCAGAAAACTGGTTTTGTAGCAATGTTTCATAATCACTTGCTGTAACAGCTCTGTTTTGTGCTTGAAATGATCTTGGAGCATTGTATTTGATTGACTCAAGCGTCTCACTTGTAGCTCCACCCACAGCTGAGCTAACAGTAGTAACACTTATGTTGGCATGCCCATCAATTGAACCGTCTGGTGAAAACAAACTAGCACCGTTGGGTAACTCACCAGAACAAGCTCTATAGTTTACAACAACTGTTGATCCGTCTTTTGGTTTCTTGCCATACACTCCATCGCCAAAAACAATTTCATATTGACCATTTTGAGATGGTTGTACAAAGTATACTTGAGAAGTGTCTGATACTCCGTAAAGCTGACTTGCTTGATTATATGCAAGCACATTTTGACCGCCATCCTCATAAACACTAACAGCCATATCAGAAGTATCAACTGTAGGATTTGATAAAACAAAACGTTGAGATGTATTGGCAAGATTGACAACAAACGATTCAGTACGAACAGCACCTTCATACAAATCTAGCGTCTTTGTATATACACCGTTGTTAGCTGTTGTAACTACCAGCGCTTCATTAGTAGAAAAAGTATATGTATTCGATCCAACCCGTGAAGTGAAGGAGGTATATTTTGGAATGACAAGTGACGATACAGTGGTAGACGGTGTTATGTCAACAGTTATTGTTGCGCGTGCTGATGTGAAAGAGCGTGGAACATAGTTAAGTTCCTTTGCATGTGACACAACACTGTCTCTCAATTGTGCTGTATCCAAAAACATTTCACTAGCGACCATGTTTGTATAAAATGCATTCAAATATGCATTGTATGCAAGAACATCTATGAGAACATTAATGTTTGCACCTTCGTAATCAAGGTCTTTAAACTGTGTGTTCGTCTTTAGAAATGTTTTTAAATTGTTTTTTAGACTGGTAAAATCTAAACCAACTAAATCTATATTAGTGTTGGCCATTTATCGGATCCTGTTGAGAATTAAATCAAGAACAATTGGTTCTTGCTTATTTATTATGCGGAAAACAATTGTTGCAACAATTAGATTGTTATCCTCTTCTGTTGAAACTCTAATATCAATAATTTCTGCGCGCGGTTCATAATTTTCTATCGTTTTTCGTATATACTCACCAACTACCTGTTCTAGTGCAGGTGACGCATTCTCAAAAAGTAATCCACGTAAATCACTACCAACAGTATTATTAAAAAATCGATCACCTCGATTGGTTAACAGCAAATTACGTATAGATTGTTTTACAGCATCTTCGTTTACAGCTCTTTTCAAATCTTTTTTGACAATATCAACACCAAAATCCGATAGAAAATCAGAAAAATATTCTTGTTGAACTCTTCGTGGAGTAAAATAATCTTTTCTTTGTACGACCGCCATTTAATATCCTTTACGGGCTAGGTGCGCTTGTGTTACCACCCTGTGGGTCAGGATGGACGTGTGAATTTAAACTTATTCCAGCACCAACCATGTTACCCGATGAATTGACAGATCCATTAATCTGTACATTGCCATTGAGAGTAAATGAAGCAGCTGTTGCTACAACAGCTCCTGATACTTCCATAGTGACACTTCCCTTAACAACAACGTTAACGTTCCCTTGCACATAGACCGTTTTATTCTTTTCAACTATCTCAAAATCATCACCAACAATTTTGTTTACTCTTTGTCCGTCTTCGTTTATTTCACTGTATGTTCCTGATCTATGGAACGTATGCAGTCTTTCAAAGTTGGGTGTATCATCTATTTCAAACACGTGACCCGATTCAGATTGTAAAACTTTATTGAAGGGGTACTTTGCACGGTACGCTGACTGTGGTTCTGGTCCTGTAGTTTGTTTATTTAGCGATTGTTGACCAACTGCAAGGAGAGACATATCATCTTTGCCTGGCATGACGCCAAAAACAACAGGCATTGTTGTCTCATTACCGTCAAGAAAAAAACCAACTACGGTAGAACCTATTTGTAATCCTGTAGCTGATATTCCAACTCTGTTTAGACTTGGGCTTGTACCAGGCATCAAAACAGTAGCCCACGGTAATGTATCTGTTGGTGCAAGAGCTTTTTGTTCTGGGTGCACACCATACACTCGAACACGTACACGACCTTGTTGTAAAGGATCGTTACGATCTTCTACCACGCCTATAAACCACTTGAATCCCTCTCCACCAAAATTTTTAGTCGCCATATTATATTCCCATCTTTACACAGTCTAATGCTATTTGATGTTTCACTTTAGTGCTTGGTGTTAGCATATGGCGAAGACGAATAACAAGATAATCACTTGAAGTTAGGCTATCCTGTTTTTTTCTTTTTGTCATACCATCGGCTTGTGGTAACTTCAGTGTAATTACATCCCCTACTTTAAGACCTGTATCACCATGTATTAATATTCTTGTTACATCATCGTTGAGCAATCCAGCAAATGAATTTTTTATAGCCATTGCCTGATCCATATACATTTCTGGTCGAGTTGTATCTTTAATTGTCAGAAATTGCTTTGGAACACCAGATGCAAACTCATTAATGAAATCCGTTGTGTTAGGCATCTTTTTGTTTGCTGTCGTTTCAAAATCTTTAAAACTATCTTTCAATTGATATTCAATAAGTTGAAACGTTTTTGTAGACATATCAAAAACTTTTGTTACAGCTTTGTAGATACCATCCTGTGCTTTTTTCACGGAGTCACTACGGTTAATAATTTGATAATCAAGTAACGTTCTATAAGAGTTTGCCTGCGCTTCTTTGTTGGCCATTGTATTTTGTTCAGCATTGAATACTCTAGAACCAATATTTTTTAAACCTTCTTTAAACAAACCTTCAACAGTTTTAAAATTGAATCCAGCCTGGTTTTCAAAAAACACGTACGAAGAAGAAGGGTATTCTTTACTTACTGCTCGCTGTCTAAGCATATCGATTGATTCAAGAGGTGATAGACGTGGAAAGACAATTGAATGTATGCCCTTTGTTTCATCGCTAATAAATTTCTTTTCCGTATGCAAATAGTTTTGTAGAAAGTATGGTACCATGTTGCTTATGATATCTGTCTTACCTTCTGATACAGGTGATGTTGCATTGTATAAATGTTCCTGACTAACACATCTCATAACAAATGTGACGCCTTTACCATTGTCAATCTTTTGAACATTTGTTACTTCAAAACATTTAAACTTGAATAACGTTGATTTCTCTAACCCGGGCGTTTGTATCTCTATTTCTACATCTTCTTCCCCAATTATAGGAAAGGTCTCCAACATACCAATAGAGTCCATCATCATGAACGTTGCATAGAGAGTTGGTTTTGCCATATCTTCCCAAATATCAACACCCATAAGTTGATCAAGAGGATTAATCTCTGCATTGATTGATTTGTTGGATATAAGAAGTCGTTTTACAAAAACGTCACCAACTTCAATATTTTTTTTACTCATACGGACAACAAATCTTTCATATCACGTTCAACTTTGTCCACATAGGCACTGCTTAGTAAACGTATAGTCTTGCTTTGTTCGTTTTTTTCTACTTCAACATCAAAACATGATACTGGCATCCAATAAGCCAATTCAGCTGATTGTAAAGGTTGATATACATTAGTTACAGATGTAACAGTAGCATTGGCTACGGTGTTACCCAAAGCATAGTACACGGTTGTATTAGCTTGCCACGTTCCCGATACGTGTTTTAAAGTAATAGATGAGCCATTTGCAAATCCAACTGTACCGGTTACAGTAGCTGATTGTTTAATGATATCATTTTGATTAAATGATCCAAATGACCCGGAAAGAGATATAATTCTGTTTGTCTCAGATACAGCATCAATCTCTTTACGTTGATAATTAATTACAGTTTCATTATATCCTAAGATAGGCGACCAGTACTGTTTCTGAACAGCAGCAAGTGCTTGATATGCTACAGGTGATATCACTGTATCATCTATGTCATAATTGACACGATAAAATGCTGTTTGTAATTGAGCGTTAGCAATTGACCCATACTTCACTTTAATAAAATCAGATAGGACGCTTTCCGTCTTTGGCCATTCGTGATAAGGATCAATGATACCATTACTCAAATAAACAAGCCAATCTAATGATGA